TTTTTGCTCATCATTTAATGCGTGGCGGATTCTTTCACGCATTTCTTCTCTAAATTGTGTATAATTCATTTGTTCCTCCCAAATGTATGGAGGAAAATGTCTATAATTTCATCTGTTAACGGCAGACAAAAAAAGACAACGGAAGTAAGCTTCCATTGTCTTATAGGCCATATTATACTCTGGGTAGTTCTACTTTCCCCATTTTACGCGCACTACAGGGCATTTTGGAGCTATAGTGTTACTAACATTTTTCTTCCTTATTATATGGCATCGTTCCGTTTGATACAATTACTGATAGTACATATCGTATGCTACTCTTATAATCGCAACCACTCCCAACGATATAAAACCGATTGCCACTACCGCAACCACAACGCCGATTCCAATTAAAACACCCATCTTATTTACCTCTCAAAATTTCATTTACCCTTTTCTGTACTGCTGCCGCATCATATCCTGCCTGTGCGAGCCTGCGTTTTCTTTCTGCGCCATTGCCCCATTTCCCGACAATAACTTCTTTCGCAATCTCTTCTACAGTTTTCAGTTTATCTTCTACGGTAGGCTTTAAGAACAATTCGCGTTCTCTTTTCCTGCGCCTCACAAGTCCTGCCAGAACCTTCCCGGATGCTTTGTTGTACAGGAGAATAGCTTCTGCAATCTGCTCCGCATTTCTACCTTTAACCAATTTGCGCAAATTGCCAACGCCGCAATTATAACAGAACGACACAAGCGCGCTGAATTGGTTTTCATTCAGAGGAATAAATACATTCTCCTCCACATATTTCTCGTACTTCGCAAGGTCTGATTTAAGCATATTCTCCGCCTGTATCTTATTGATAACCATACCTTCTTTTACGCCTGTTGTATGCCCATATCCAATAGTCAGCACGCCTGCCGGGCATCTGTAGGCGGTCAATACACATCCTTCAAATTCCTTAATCAGATCAATTCCTTCTTGCGTGGTTTTCATCGTTTCCCTCCGTTCATCTCAAACACAGTAGCTTCAATCAGTTTGTCTAACTGTTCATCAGATACCGATAAATTCTTTGAGATCAACAATTCCTTAATAAACTCTGTTACGATGGCTTTCTTTTCCGCCCCGGTTGCCTCTCCAAATACGGTCTGTTCTGCCGCCCTTACTGCGATATCTACCCATGTGATAAGCCATGAATACTTGCTTTTCTCCACAGCCTCTTTTGCGTAAGGAACCGCATAACGGACAATCAGCACAACCGCCAACACGATAACCGCCTTTAATACTTCAAACAACACATCATTCATAGTTCAATTTCCTCCAATTCGTTTAGTTTGCTGTAGTCTTTGAATTTCCTACAATTTTCTGTTTTTGCTTTCCATACAATGAAAGCTGTATGTAACCCAAGTTCTGTATACGCCGCCGGGATGCCATAGGTTATGATCGCCAGATCGGCAATCTCCAACATTCCACTAAAGGCATTTAACACAAAACAAGCTACCGTAAAAATCCATACCGCCCGGAGATTGTAAACATATAATTTATCCATGAACCCCCTGCGCCTTAATAACCTTTTCATTCCTTCGCACCATCTTCCAAGTCTTTTATCCGATTATTGGCCACCTTGATTTTCTCCGAATGAATCTCTGCTATTTTCTCAAGCTCATAAGTCCTCTCAATTACAGAGTTGTGCTTTTCTACCTTCTTAGTAAGCTCGTCCAATTTGTAATCGAATAAAGCAATCGTTTTATTATGCTGAAACTTATTATTGATAATGCAGGTAGCCAAGGCTATTACCTCTGTCAATATTGCTGTAATTATCACTTCCATTGCGGCACCTCCTAAATAGTGCCGCCGAGATCTCTGATTGCCTGTTTGATGGCCTCTATCTCTGCGCTAAATTCTCTTGCTGTGTTCTCTGCCAATGCAGCACTTGCCGCCGCCTGTCCTTGATATCCTTGTGCCAAGTTCTTGTATTCTTCTACCGCCTGCACGGATGCGCTGACTTCTGCGATTGCTTCTGATGCCTGCGCAGCCGCCCTCTTTGCTTCAAGCGCACTCGCCTCTGCTGCCGTTGCACTCTCCGCTGCCGACTTCGCCGCTGTTTCGTCCAAACTTTCCTCTGCTTCTACCTCTTCGCTTTCGTCAATATATGTCATATTTCCAAGCATAATTTCTACCACTTCGCTACCGTTGTAGGAGCGCTTATTTCCCTCGATTCCAAGCACAAACGGATAAGGGTTCGGTAATGCTTCCTGCGATGTCATTACCTCCATTTTCTCAAGTGCTGCCATGGAACGATTTAACAAATCTCTGAACCCGGAAAGATCTTCATCTGATACATAATCATCCTCATTGTAAAGAGCGTTTCGTACCGTCAGATAGAACTCAAAGGATGTAATCTGTTCTCCGGCAGAGGACATCAATGTTATTGTCATTGTTACCTTTCCTGCCTCGTCTGCCATTTCTCCCGGAATGGTATATGTAACCTCATTGATTTTATTTCCGTTTTCATCCGTGGTAATCTGGGCATCCCCATAGATAACGCTGCCATTCTGTTTTACAGCACGCACAGTTGCAACGGATACATCTATCATTCCAAAAGCCTGCTTATTAAATAAAAGCGTAAAGCAGCACACTCTACTGTTTACATCCCCTTCTGAAATGATGATTGAATTACTTTTGTTTGGTCGCGCAAAATCGACCACCATATTATATTTAACATTCATATGCGCCATCTCCTTTTCTCCTATCATGGTACAAAAAAAGAAGGTGCAAATATAGAGCACCCTCTTTCTTCTTTCTTACCATGGTTCATTATTATATTTCTGGCACATTTCTTCAATTTGATCCTCTTCGTACTTGTAGTAATCTCCATAATACGGACTTTTTTCTGCTGTAGCGTTGCCTACAATGCCATCAATATACGCTTTTATGGCTACAACCCTATTAAGTGTTGTGTGAGCGTTTCTATCCCCATTCATAAATGCTTTAACAGCAGGTTTGACATAATCGCTTGTAAGATCTCCTTTAATATCGGAAGCGCTGTACCCTTGGCTAAGATAAGCATTGACTACATTTTTGTAATCTCCTCCATTTTCAATTGCATCAAATACGGTTTTCTTGGCGGCTTTTCGCTTGTTTTCTAGTTCCTTTTCCGCCGCCACTTCCGCCGCTTTTTCATCCAGATATTTTTTGCGTTCATCGAATGAATAACTGCTGTCTATTTCCTTTAATGCCTTTTCCACGTTCTGCTCAATGTCAGCATCCACATCATTCTCCCGGTTGTACCGGATTGTAGAGGCATAAGTATTTACGATGTGTTTTACAATATCGTCATTTTCCTTTTCCTCCTGTGTGAGCTGCATTGCCTCCACAATACCTTCTCCGTTTTCAATAGCATCATCAATGAGGCCATATCCAATTTCCTTTGTTCCCCACTCGGACAGCAAGGAATCAAATTCTGCTTCGCTCATTCCTGTAGCAAGGTATCCTGCTTTTGCTTTATCAGCTAATACCTGTGCCTGCTCTGCATCCGTTTGGAGCATCTCGTAGTAATCGCTTCTGTACCGGGAAGCAATACCAGATTGAATATCCTTAATCACTCCACCGTTTTCCATCGCTTTCTGTACTGCTTCATCAATGCCTTTTTCCGCTTTGATCGCATCATAGATATTGGTGTATGGGTTCTTGCTTACTGTTTTCTTCACATCAACCTTGCTAATCGCATTATATGCAGCTCCTAGATCCCTCGTAAGGTTATACATCGGAATACCTGTAACCTGCGATACCGGGCGCGTGATTGTAAGCAACATACCGTATGGCGTTTTATTGCTATCTCCTTGGAACCATTTAATAACCGCTTCTCCTGCATCGAGTAGGGAAGTAATTGCATCCAAATCCATTCTGTTAGAGGAATTAAAATAATCATCCCCTTTCAGTTTGTTTACAAAGTAGTTGGAGAAATCCTTTACTACAGGAATCATATTTAATGGATTGATATTGTCTGCGATATTTTCCCTTACCGCCTCTGCGTATACATCGCCCCACTCTTCATCGTCCGTATCATTTCTGAACGCATCTACCAAGGCTGCTGCTGCTGCCGTGAGGCAAGATGTGAACGCGAATGTAAAGGCTGCTCTTGCGGTTCTCTTAACAGTTTTACCCTCTCTTGCATCCTTGATTGCCGCCTCCATAAGCATATTGTAGCTCTTGGTAGGTTCTGCCATGAATGATGTCTGCATCTTCGTGAGAAGTCCTTTAGATCTCATGTATTGGGATCTGTGCAGAGTAGAATCTACAACCTGTGTTTTGTCTACTACTTCATCGAATCTGTCCTTGATTCTCTGCTCCAATTCTGCCTCGGAAATATTCTGCCCTTTTGCAAGTGCTTTCTGTTCTCTGGTAACTGCGCTATAAAGAACGCCCCATGTTATATCATCCGCCACGCCTGCGCCCTTCATGGAAATATCGCGCAGTTTTTCAGAGAAGGTTGCTTGCCCGGTTATGATCTGCTTCATGGACATACCGATTGAGGTTTCGTAATAACCCTGTGACTTCCACCAACAAATCTCTGATTGCTCGCGCATCTTCCGTCCGGCTTTCCACATCTGTCTCGGCGTTACCGACATAAGATACTTCGGAGAGATTACGTTCATTGCTCTAAAGTAGGATGTTGGCTGCTGAATGATTACTCGGACATTTGCACCTACTGCCGCCGCCTTATAATGAGGAATCAGCGCATCGAATACGTTTCCTACATCCTGTGTCTTTTCGCTACCGTTGATATCCTTTATCAGAGTTGTAAAGTAATCACTTCCTTTATCTCCGCTTAGTTTATTGATGGCCTGTTTCACGGTTGCCCATGTCTGCTGCCATCCGTCCTCATTTACACTTCTGAAATTAAACCATCTGTTTGCATCCTTTAATGCAGGCGCGTATCCATGATAGGTAGCCATATCAGCAACGTGTTCCGTGAACACATCGAAAATATCCCTAATCACAATCGGATTGCTCGCATTTTTTACCTGCTTTGTGAAGCCGGAGCGTTCAATGGAATTAAGCGTTTCGTTGGTAAGATTGCTGTTGTTTGTGGTTGTGGTGGTCTTATCTACGGTAATAGGGAAGTAATCTTTGTCTGTGAATTTCTCATATCCATACATAAGCATTGCCGCCTCATTACCCTGCGCCGCGCAATCCACCGCCATGTATTTCTGCAATGCATCCGCAATCTTTTTCTGTAAAGGCGTAAGCTCGTCTGTAATTCTCTTGATATCAAATTCAGATAAATGCAACGCCCTATCCTGTCTGTGTTCTTTTCTCTTCTGCACAAAGGTCTCTACCTTTATTCCTCCCGGAATATGCAGCATAGCCTGCTGACGCTTGGAAAGCTCGTACATGGACATCATCTGCGCCGTGGTAAGCCTTAATGTGCCTCCGTTCACTTGGAACTCATGTATCTTTGCGCTATTTCCTGTCCATTCTTTCAGAGTGCGCTTCGCAACTTCCTTCATGGTTGCCTGCATAAATTCCTGCGACTTTCTTATATCTGCAATCTTAGTATTAAATGCTGTGC